CTGGTGATAGAGGACACCATGGTGAGTAATGCACCTTAACTTCTGGATCTGTAACTATCCCTGTAGTATCCATTTTGGGTTGATCATACTGAACTTTATATGGATAGTTTGCAATGTATGCTTGTCTTGCACCAGTTTCTTTGTCAATTGCTTCTTGCAAATCACAAATAATAGTATCTCCACTAAACATTATAACAACTTTGACCCTCTCAGCATTGATAAGAAATTGAGGAGGTGTTGGAGGTGTAACATTAATGGGTTCTTTCTTTCCTTTTGCCATAATAATTTTGCTCGTAATTTATGTAGTTAGTTTACTGGAATAGGATTTCCCAATAGATCTCCATCTATTTGTTTAGACAATGGAACTCTGAGGAATGTTGGTGTTGCAAAGTCTTCTCTTGATTTTTTAATAAAGTCTTCAATTAATGCAACTAGTCTAATGTAGTCTTCCTTAGATTTCTTCTCCCAATCTTTAATATCTGCTCTTGATAGATTTTTCTGTTCACTAGGAACCATCAAAATATTATAGTTTCGTGGAGAAATATCAGGATGTGTTTCATAAACCTTTGACATCTTAGATATTAATTGTGGCAAACCTCCACCCATGGTTTTGTAGATGAAAGTAATTATTTTAGTATCTTTATTGTAGAAGATGTTTTCTTCTTCGTTTCCGATATTGATAAGATCTTTTAAATAAGGACAGTTTGAGGTATATTCTTTTAGTTGATTTTTCTTATACAACCTCATGTCAGGAGAATAATCATGTGTTGTATCAGCATAGAACTCATGCATTACAGCATTGACTTTATTTCCATGCTTAAGTTTGTATACATTTTTTAAATAATTTTCAAGTATCTCCTTTACCTCTTCTTCTTTTTCATCTGGATCTGTGGTTACAATAAGATCAAGTGTTTGACGAAGATCTGAATCTTCTTGGTTAGTAGTCATTACCAATGACCTTCCCATGCTTTTTGGTGTTCTGGGACTTGATGCAGTTGATTCTCTGTTTGCAAAAGCATTACCAAACTCCCATGCATCTTTTAGTTTAGTTAAATCCATGATGTATGCAAATATATGCTTTTCTCCAAAAATTTTTATTGCAACAAATCTATGGTTGCCATCAATTATGGCATATTTTTTTGTTATAAGATTGCCCGCTTCATCTTCCACTACTTTCCAATAACATTCTGGAAGTTCAACTAAAAACAATTGTTGATCATGTTTTTTCCAACCACCATCTTCAAGAATAGTTACAAATTTATCAACGTTTTCATCGTCTACAATTACACCATCACGTATTTGCAATCCATTTGGAAAGTCATCAACACCAGTATCATTATTTCTTAGACATGTTCCAGTATCAAATATTTGACGAATATCAATTGCGTTTAGATATTCATTATTTATTTTTAGTAATCTGCCATAAGGTTTTCTAAGACCATTAAAGTCTCGTGTTAATTGTTTTTCTAAACTTTCTCTACACCCAGATTGTTCTTGTGCTATTCTTACCTCGTCTAAGTATTTTGCTGTAAATACTTTATTACTTTGACAATCTTCTATTGCAATAAGTTTTGAGTCTACTTCTTCCATATCAAAAAGTTCTTCTAATCCAGTTACATTGCTTACAGTCATAATTTTGTTACGTCTTTTGGAATTGATTCAATACGCTCTCTACTTATTCTAACATACTTTTCTTCATTGTCAATACCTATAAACTTTCTGTTAAGTTTTACTGCTGCTACACCTGTAGCACCAGATCCCATGCAGTTGTCTAGTACGGTATCACCCTCATTAGAAAATGTTGTTATCAACCATTCCAATACAGGAACAGGTTTTTGTGTAGGATGTACTTGTTGTTGTGCAGAGAAGTCTCTTGATATGTTAAGGATTGACTTGGGATATCTTGTGCCTTTATTTTCAAAACCCTTTACAGGTTTGAGACCATATCCATGATCATTCCTTTTACTTACATATCCTTCTGGATTCTTACTCTGTCTTTTAAATGGTTCTCCTTTTTCCATGATTGGATTGTATGTACCACCAGAATTCTTAGCAAATAATAATATATTCTCATGAGTTTTCATGGGTCTATACTTTGCTAAACCTGGTGATCCACATTTGTTTTTATTCCAAATCAATTCATACTTGAACCACTTTAATTTAGAACAGATAAGTTGTGCAGAGAAGGGTTGAGAACCGAACAATGCCATCATACCTTTTGGTTTTATGATACGACCATACTGTTCCCACATCAAATTAAAGTCTAGAATCTCATCCCACTTAATAGATGTTGTACCATATGGAGGATCACAGCAAATGAAATCAATAGACTCATCTGGTATCTCTTTCATTAGTTCTAGGCAATTACCTAGTCTTAGATCATAAGTTTTCAAATCCATCATGTGATGATATCTTTTTACGTACAGAGTCCTTGTAACATTCTATCAAAAAATTGTAAGATTGTAAATAGGTTCTTTCAACTGGATTTACATTATCTTTCCATTTGATTTGAAATGGTAGGTTGTTTCCATTTGATGTGAGTTTGTTCAATGACTTTAAAGATTGTAGATGAACTTGATTAGTTGTCTTGTCTAGAACTAGGATGTAATAATCTCTAGGACTCGATTGAGATGAGTTCATCTGTAATTTGTTTTGGAAACTTTTCCACGATGTACATGTAACTTCTTCCTCTGGTAAATCTGTAAGTGCGTATAGTATCGCTGCTTTTGATGAGAAGTTATCTGCTGCACTAGCAAACTTAGATGATTTAATATTGACAGGATGATTAAATATTTTTACATCCCACCAACATCTAGGTGGTGGAGTTTCTATGTTATCTCCAAACTTATCGACTAACATATCAATAATTGTATCCTCATCATCAATACTATTGACTCTACCATCCTCATGGTTTTCACTAACTGCAATAGACTGAGTGTTTAAGTATTCTGTTACTTCAACTAATTCAGTGGGAAACATAATTTAATTTGTATATGTACATATTATAATAAAAAAACCCTCCGTTTGGAGGGTCGGTGTGCCAGTTTTTAATCTGGTTTTATGCTTTTTAGTTTCTGGAGAGTTGGAATATTCTCCCAGTTACCTTTAGCAAAAAACTCTTTGTCGTCTCTATCAACAAAGCGAACCAATCCATCTTCTCTTTCTAGTAATAAGTCAAGAGCATGACATAACATCGCAAAGAACATATCTCCTTTTGGTGTGTTATGCATATGTTTTGATTGCTGAGTAAAGTAGTCATCAAAACCTAATGCTAAGGTTGTTGGATAACCATCCTCCACATAGACTTGTGCAAGATACTCAAGAAGAGTACTAATTTCATCTTCCAAACCCGCACAGTATCCTAGAGTGCAAAAAGCATTCACAGTTTTTCTGATTTGGGTAAAGACACCATCATTAGTAGTGCTGAAAAAAGCATCTGATATTCTCAGACCTTCTGCAATACTATCTTTCCAAGTAACCCATTGTGGATATACAATGATAGATGTAGTGGTTTTGATTCCTTGTCTGCGAAGCAAATCGCAAAGAGTAACAAAGTCAGTGTTTGTTGCTTTAGGATCTCTCCTCTGCAACTCATCCTTGGCAGTACGAGTTCTTGCTGAAGTGGATTTACTGAAGCAATCAGGTTCTACACCAACAACGACTAGCATACTATACTTTGTTCCTTTAGGCATATATGAGATTGCCTTCAAGGTGTGTTGTTTTTCAGTCAAGTTACCACTTGTGTTAAAAGTGATTGGTTGACCGTCCTCATAAAATGCATCTTGTTCAATGCTTTTAGAGATTTTATTTACCTGTGTATTAGATATAGGTCTGTTTTCACCATTATGGTTAACCAGAATATACCTCGCCATCTCAGGTGTGATGTCTATTGGATTGCCATTATTCAATGCATGGTATCTATCAGACACAGGATTGAATGGCAGCACTCCAACAGGTGCGTATGTTGATTTCATTTTTTCGAGATAATGTAACTACCTCTTTAATATAGCACAAGTTATTTTATTGTCAACTATATGTAATCTACTCTCTTATGATGGTCAGGAACTACCTTTCCCAAAACAACGGTAAGGAGTCCATCGTCAAAGCTGACGGATCTAACCTCTGTATCGTCGGAGAG